GGAAAATGATGAGTATAATGGTTATTTGTGTGTTGATTGTCAGTCAGATAATTGTAACGAGTGTGATAAACTAACACATGAATATTTCCATGATGATGACGGCAATTTTTTATGTGAAGATTGCTATATGGACAAACTTAAAAAAGGTCTAACGAGTGACCATTACGATATATTGGAGGAGGGCGTTTAGCCCTCTTTTTTTTGCTCTATTTCTTTTACTTCTGTAAAGTCAGCGTCAATAATATCTCCGTACAGTTTGCGTATATCTTTTAATCTAGACTGTACTTGGTCTAAGCTCATTGAATCAATAGAATTAACCACATGAATGTTTTGTGCATGATTGTAAAATCCTGCCGCCTGACCTCGATTCTTTTCAGCTTGAACGGCTGCACTCCAAGCATTTTTTTCTTCTGCTTTTCTAGACAATTCATCTAATCTACTGACGTGTCTGTCATAAGTAACGGCAGTTTTGTGTTGCATTTCTTTTTTCATCTCATCGATGTATCTAACAACCTCGGGATGTTTCTGAGGATTTAATAATTCAGATGCTGTTACAGTTGCTCTGCTTTCCCCGTATCCTGCACGTTTTGCCGCCTCTGTGGCTGTAATTTGTCCATCGTTTGAAACGTATTCATTAACAAATCTAAGTTGTTTTAACGTTAAGCGTTTAGTCATACGCCTATATATAGAAGATATCAAAAGTTAATTCTATTAAAAAATTAAGTAACTCCTGAGAGAACTAAAACGTACTATGAAGGTACTAAGTAAATCATTGTAATATAAAGATTAATTGGTCAAAGTACGTTAGTACGTTGATTTTCAGAGTTGAAGGATAAAAATTATACTACTAACTTTTAATTTCTTCTATATGTGTTACTATGCACCATGCGAAATTATAAAAAAGAGTACAAAAACTACCATTCCAAGCCAAGTGAACGTAAAAGAAGGTCCTCCAGAAACAAGGCCCGTAGAAAATTAGGCGATAAAAAAGGTTATGACGTTTCGCACCGTGATTCGAATCCCATGAACAATAAGAAAAGTAATCTCAAACATTCCAAACCATCCAAGAACCGTTCATTCAAAAGAACGAAAAAAGCAAGAGAGGCTTAGTCTAAGAAAAACTTAGGATCTTCCGTTACTGGTGCTAAAATTTTTCGGAGAGCCTCAAACCCTTGACCGCGAACCGTGTTCCATTCCTCACGAGTATAAGTCCTATCATAATGAGGGTTCCAAAACGTCACCGTAATCATGCCACATTTTGTGCATTCATGTATCCTTTTTACAGGACTATTAGGCAGTATCATGACTACCTCCTTTTCGGTGAAGTATTATATGATTTTTTATAAGATATGTAAAGCCCCGCACTAGACAAATGCGGGGCGAGGAGCGGAAAGTTAGTGATTTAACGGGCCAAATATATGAATATTGGGAGTCGAACCGCCCGAACCACTTGCGCTTTCACCTCACGATTAAGCCAGGCACTTTCCATTGCCTGTAAAGGTAGGTTCTATCCCGACTCTAAAAGGGCGGCTCGCCCTTAAACTCTATAACTGGTTTACTCATCCGAAATCGTGTAGTTTTTGAAACATTCTGGGTCAAGCGGTGGTCCGTAGTAGTACGTAACGGCCTTACCTTCGGTCCATGTTTGGTGGTAGTGCTTATTTTCAATGAGTATCCCTTGTGAGCGACAAACCTTACACTGTTCAATGCTTTGCTCTGCCTCGAATCTAACTTTAACATAACCATTTCCTTTGCAATTGTAACATATCACTTCCAACTCCTTTGATGCGTGTCATAATATCGTATAATTTTTTCATGCTCTGCCCTTCCTCTCTTCGGTATTGTATAAGGAGAATCTTTAGGAGGTTTATAACCGTTCTTTAATTTACGTCTATACACGGCGCCTAATACAGAATTCTTACTACGGCCAAAGATAGTGCCTATCTGTGAATACGAATATTTTTCTTTTAGTTTTTCAATTAGATCTAATTCTCTGTCTGTATATTTTTTTTCAATTCCACTTCTCATTGTACTTTCTCCCTGTGGTATACTTTTTTAAAATCAACTTCGTTAGGACCAACAACTGTAAGAATTGATTCAACAAACTCTAACAAATCGACGTTTGCGTATGCGTTTATTTCGTATCTGTAACCTTTATAAATGCATGCATAAAAAGTGTATGTTATTTCATGTCCGTTAAAATTCTCTGTTTCTTTTTCGTTGGTGTTTATTATTTCACAACCTTGAACTGTTAGTTTTTGTATAGGGATTTCTTCTAAACCTTTCCTTGCCATGTCTCTATAGTAATCAATTAACTCCCTTACTGTTTGCTTACTTTTCATTCGTACCTCCTTATTATAATTCTATGCAGTCTTTCCCATTGTAATCTAGTGGCTACTTCTCGACCGTTCCGTGGTTCGCGAAGCGCCTTCAATGATGCTTTTAACTTGCGTAATTTCTTTTCACACTTAGTCATCTTTCTATTCTCCTAGTTTAATTAACACACGGCGTAACCATGAGTCTTCTTGTTTTATCTCATAATACAACCAAATACAATAATCATCATCCCCTGGACAAGTTCGCATGAAACTCCAGAACGGGGAAAAGTAAATTAACATCCCCGTAACGATAATCATTGCGAGCCATTTATTCACGGCGTTTAACGATTTCCCCTGCAATCGCAGAGTACGCCGCCAAATCAACATAGCTATCGTGTTTCGTTGCATGCATACTTCTTGCGATCTTTACTAAGCCCATCATAATAGCAACTTGATCAGGGCGAACAGGCGTCTCGAGATACGTGGACCATAAATCAGCAATGCGAGTATGATTCACGAGTTTATCACCGTAGTCTTCATGACGATCACCCGCGACTAATTCTTTTGCTTCTAATAATATGTCTTCACAAATCACTGAAGCCTCGCTCTCTCTTCTTGCGAACGCATTCTTTTTTCATAATACCCACGCAGTTTTAACATTTCTATTTCATCTTCTCTACCTTGCCACCAACGACCTAGATAAAAAACAATACCCCAAGAGATACCGATAGTTAATAAGTGCCAAAAATCAAACATCATGCGGACCCCTCTGGTTTAGATATAGCGAGGTAGTGTTCCTCGCCTATCTCGTTTCCTAAATCCCATTGAACGCGTACCCAAACATCAATGTTATCACCACCGTGTTTATCAACGAATTCCTGAGACGTCATCTCTGCAGCATCTTGCTCCATATCCATAAGCCAGTTTTTTACACTACCCATTTTTCTTCTCCTTATGTTTATTTACTAACCATACAATCTGATTACTGATGGAACGTAAATCTTTATCTGCTAACTTCTTAAGATCTTTCCACGTATTAAGTGGAACTGTTACAGACTTATATTTATCCGTGTTCATAAAATTCCTTTCTGGCCAAAAGACCGTGTGTTTATAAAAAGTAACTAATCTATCTTCCATAGCTTTCTCCTTAATATAAAAGACAATATAAGAATTTAATTTATTAAGTCAACCATTCCTTTAATTCTTCGCCTAAAACTTTTGCGGCAATGTCTATTTTATTACGAAGACTCTTAACAATCTTTTCATCGACAGTCTTCTCTGTCATTAAATCAATGTAAGTAACGCTCTTGGTCTGACCAATACGATGCGCTCTATCTTCTGATTGAATTCTTTTTTCTAAATCGTAGTTGTTAGAGTAATAAACAACAGTGCTTGCGGCAGTCAGCGTCAAGCCGTAGCCGGCAGTCTGTTGATTACCTACAAAAAATCGCAAGGAATTGTCTGGATCCTGAAAGCGCTTGACAATCTCTTGCCTTTCCTTATCTGGTGTGTCACCAAAATAAGTTGATACACTATCGACCCCGTATTCCTTTTCTATCTCCTGTCTGATGTTACGAATATCTTGTCGATAGTTAGCCCATATAATAACTTTTCCATCTGTTTCAGCAAGTATATTCATTAATTCTTTTATACGATTGTTTTTAAATGTCTGGATTTCTCCGTCTTCTCCTGTAAGATGCCCGCAACTAATTTGATGTAGTCGTAATAGTTGTGTCATTACAGTAGGCGCCGTAACCAAACCACCCTTCTCAAGTTCTGCTAAAGCAAAT